CGGGAATAAAGGCGGCAGCTCTGACTTTTTTGAACGACTTGCCCAATACCTTGACGATCAGATCAGTAAAGGTGTCCTTGGCCAGACAGCATCAAGCAGTGGCACGCCAGGTAAGCTTGGCGATGAAAAACTGCAATCCGAAGTCCGAGACGATATTCGCGATGACGATGCCGAGCAGCTTGAAGAAACCATAAATCGGGACCTGGTTAAGCCGTTTATCGATCTGAACTTCGGTCCCCAGGAAAACTACCCAGAAGTGCAGCTGCGGGAGATCCCTGCAGAAAACATCACGGCCCTGGTCAACGCGGTTAAAGAGTTGGTGCCATTGGGGCTAAAAGTCGAACAATCCGTCATCCGCGACAAAGTCGGCCTGCCCGATCCTGACCCAAAAGCCAAGCCCGAAGATCTGCTGCAGGCACCAACTCAGAAAGAGTCGGAACCCGCGCTAAACCATCAGCATGAAACGCAGAGCGCGTTGAACGCCGAGCAGACAAACGACTCGCTGGACGAACTGGTCAACGATGAGCTGGCCGACTGGCAGCCATTTATGGAGCCGGTCATTGACCCGATCATTGACCTGATCGGCCAAGTCGGATCGTTTGAAGAGTTGAAAAAGGCACTTGCGTCATTGGCCAGGGAACAGGATCTCAATCCATTGATCAAAGCCCTGGCAAAGGCCGGAACTAAGGCACGTGGCTTGGGAGATGTCAGCGATGACGATTGAACCGCCCGGCCCGGTACCCAAATCTGTCCTGCAGTTCTTCCGCAACAAAGGTCTGCAGGTTGGCTTTAACTGGCGAGATGTCTGGCGCGATGAACATGCCGCAGCTTTTACCGTCGCAAAAGCTATGCAGGTTGATGTGCTTCAGACCATCAGTGAAGCCGTTGATACCGCTATCGCAGAAGGCCAGACGCTACGCCAGTTCAAACGTGATTTGATGCCCCTGCTGCAAAACAAGGGCTGGTGGGGAAAAACCGAGATGACCGACCCTCTGACTGGAGAAGTCATCAACGCACAGCTTGGAAGTCCACGCCGATTGCGCACCATCTACCGGGCGAATCTACGCAGCGCCAGAGCCGCCGGGCAATACCAGCGCGCCGAGCGCACCAAGGATGCACTCCCTTTTTTCCTTTACTCGCTGGGGCCGAGCCGCGATCACCGGCCAGAGCATGAAGGGTGGGCGGGCACCATCCTGCCGATTGACCACGTCTGGTGGGCCACACACCTGCCACCCAACGGCTGGAACTGCAAGTGCCGAGTGCGCCAGATCAGCAGAGCGGAAGCCCAACGCCGAGGCTACAGCCTGCCACAGCCGCCTGAGATCAACATGGTGCGGTGGGAAAATACCCGCACCGGCATTGTGGAATGGGTACCAGAGGGGATCGATCCAGGGTGGGATACCAACCCCGGAAAAACAAGACACCAGGCACTGGAAGCGTCCCTGGCCGGAAAGCTGAAAACCGCCAGCCCAATGCTGGCCGAAACCATCAACCGGGATGTCGAAGAATATAAACGCGAAAATCCATTCTAAGCGCTCCTGAAGTGCAAAAGGCTACATAGGTAGCCATTGAAGCCAGTTTGATCGATTTAAACGTTTATAAACGCCATCAGCGCAGAAAAACAAACGAGGGTCACATGGATAAATATCTCATCGCATTGAACAGACAACTCCCTGAAGGATATGCCGCCACCGCATTGAACTTTGAACTGACAGCGGCTGATGAACTTCCAGGACGAATTGTTTTGGTTCCTGCCGGGCCTATTGTCATTGGTCGCGATGGCCGTCAGTGGCGAAACTCAAATCCGCAGAACATCGTCGATGCCATGAAGTCCCGCAACGTCGATGTCGTGATTGATTTTGAACACGCCTCGGAACTCAAAGCACCCAAAGGCGACAAGGCACCAGCCGCAGCTTGGCTTGACGACTTTGCTGTTGAAAACGGCCAAGTCACGGCGCGTATCAAACTTTGGACGCCGGATGGTGAAGCCGCCGTACGTACCAAAGAATATCGTTACTACAGCCCGGTCATTATCTACCAGCGCTCAACCTTTGAAATCTCCCGTATCAGCAGCGTTGGATTAACCAATAAACCGAATCTGGAACTCGCTGCCCTGAACAGCGAACAACACCTCATGGAGGAAAACATGGACAAAAAGATCCTGGCCAAACTTGGTTTGGCCGAAACCGCAACAGAGCAGCAGGTACTCACGGCGATCGCCACCCTGCAATCCGATCTGGTCTCGGCCCGCAACGCTGAACAGACGCCCAGCCTGGAAAAGTTTGTTCCCCGCTCTGATTACGATCAGATGGAGCAACGAGCTATGAATGCCGAGCAGACCATTGCCGACAATCAAAAGGCCCAGCTGGAAACGGCCCGCGACGAAGCCATTAATGCCGCGCTTGAAGCCGGTAAGATCGCCCCGGCCAGCAAGAACTATTACGTGGCTATGTGCCATGACCAGTCCGGCCTGGATCAGTTCAACGAGTTTGTCAAAACCGCGCCGCAGATCGCGGCACCATCCAACCTGGACAAGAAAAAACCGGATGGCGAAGGCGAATCATTGAACGCCGAGGAACAGAAGATTTGTGAAAGCCTCGGTATCAGCACTGAAGATTACCTGGCGGCCCAGTAATCAAGACCAACACCTAACAAGGAGATAGAACATGCCAGCATTAACTCAAGACCGTAATACCAAAGCCCGCTCAGGCGATCTACTGAGCCTGCTCGCCGCCGCAGCAAAGACATTTTTTACAGGCTCGCTTGTCGCCATTGATGCAGATGGCAACGCAACACCCGGAGCCACCGCAACAACATTAACCGGTGCCGGTCGCTGCCGAGAGTATGTCGACAACAGCGAGGGTGCCGCCGGTGACAACCGTGTGGACATTGAAAAAGGCATTTTCCACTTTGCCAACTCCGCCGACACCGACGAAATCACCACTGCCGATATCGGCAGCAATTGTTACATCGTCGACGATCAGACCGTCGCCAAGACCGACGGCACTGGAACGCGCAGTATTGCCGGTGAAGTTTTTGACGTTGACGCCCAGGGTGTCTGGGTCGATTTCCGTTAACCATCAGGAGCACAGCTACAGGCACACGTGCTGACAACTTATCCGCTTAACTCAATGGAGGAACCCATTATGAAAAAGATACTGATTCTATTCACCCTGGTAATGATTGCCGCCCTGTTCGGCAGCATTGCCTTTGCTGACCCGGCCCAGGCCGATCTGTTTACCTGGTCCATGTTGCTTGGTGGTGGCGCAGCCCCTGCTCTGGTCATCGGTGCTGACACCTTGCGCACTCTTTTCCGTGGATTTAAGGCCACTTTTAACAAAGGATTTGGTGGTGTCACCAGCCAGTGGGAAAAAATCGCCACGCGTGTCCCGTCATCGACATCCAGTGAAGATTATGGCTGGCTCGGTCATATCCCAGGCATGCGCAAATGGATCGGTGATCGCCAGATCAACAACATCAAAGCCCATGGTTACAGCATTAAAAACGATGAGTTTGAAGATACGATCGGCGTGCCGCGCACGGCCATTGAAGATGATCAGTACGGCATCTTTTCGCCGCTCATGGAGAGCATGGGGCAGGCCGCCGCAACGCATCCAGACGAACTGGTATTTGAACTGCTCGCCGCCGGGTTTGAAACAGCCTGCTATGACGGTCAGTATTTCTTCGACACCGACCATCCCGTGATTGACAAAGATGGAAATGTTCAAAGCGTCAGCAATATGGCGGACGGTGCAAACTCTCCCTGGTTCTTGCTCGATACAAGTCGCCCACTTCGCCCCATCATTTTCCAGGAACGTAAAAAGCCGAATTTCGTCTCTAAGGACGATGAAAAGGACGATAACGTTTTCATGCGGGCGCAGTATGTCTATGGCGTCGATAGCCGTTGCAATGTCGGCTATGGCTTCTGGCAAATGGCCTACGGCAGTAAGGCAACATTGAATGGCGACAACTTCGACGCGGCCATGCAGGCCATGCTTTCTGTCAAGGGTGACCATGATCGAAAACTCGGCATTCGCCCGACAATCTTGGTGTGCGGTGCAAACAATCGCGCTGCGGCAAAAGCGGTATTGAAAGCCCAGTTTATCGACGGTGGCAATACCAACACCAATTACGACGAAGTCGAATTGATGGTCGTGCCCTGGCTTGACTAACCTTTAACCGTTCTTATCTCAGGGTGGCACCCGCCGCCCTGAGTTTAAAAGGAGTTTAAACGATGATCAAAATCACATCGAAAAAGGCCGGTTTCCGTCGCTGCGGCATTGCCCACCCCACCACGGCAACCGAATACCACGACGGCAAGTTTACCGCCGAACAACTCAAGCAGCTTCAGGCCGAACCGATGCTGGTGGTCGAAGTGATCGCCGGAGATCCTGACACCGGCGATGACGCAAAAGTACCGACCGCCAAAGAACTGATCGCACTGATTGAGCAGGCTGAAACCGTGGAAGCACTCAACGCCTTGCTGCCCGAAGGCGAAAAACGCACCACCGTGCTCGAAGCCTACAAAAAGCGTGGCGAAGAACTGACCAAGGCGGCGGAGTAATAGGCCATGTACGCCACCATTCAGGACATGATCGATCGCTATAGCCAGGACGAAATTACCCTGGCATTTGACACCGACCAAGGCGGCACGCTCGATGAAACAACGGCCAATAAAGCCCTGGAAGACGCCACAGCGGAAATTGATGGCTACCTGGTCGGCCGTTACGACACGCCCTTGTCCTCGCCTCCAGCCGTGCTGGTGCGGCTGGCGGTGGATATTGCCCTGTACCGTGGCAGCATACTCGGCGCTCAAACCGAGGAAAAGCGCACCCGCTACGAAGATGCCGTCCGGTTCCTCACCAAGGTGGCCCAGGGGGACATCTCCCTGGGCCTCGAAAAACCCAGCCAGGGCGGCAGCGGCGGTGCCAGTTTCGTGGCTTCACCGCGTCTCATGGGACGTGGCCGCATGGATGGCCTGCTGTGAGCGGCACCGGCATCCGCGTCGACGACGCCGATCTGCTCCGGCTGTGCGATCGCCTCAATCAGCTGGCGACGTTAACCGATCGGGATCTCATCCCGTTGCTGCGTGATGCCGGTGCCCTGGTCGAGAGCCAGACCCGGCGGCGCATTGAAGATGAGGAAGGCGCGCCGGATGGCACCCCATGGGAGCCGTGGTCGGCGCGCTACCTCAATACCCGGCACGATAACCAGCAGATCCTCATCGGTGAGGGAGATCTGCTTGACAGCATCACCTGGGAGCTGACCGGCGACGGTGTCGAAATCGGCACCAACCTGATTTATGGCGCGATCCACCAGTTCGGTGGCGAGGCCGTCGGCATTCCCATTCCGGCCAGACCGTATTTAGGACTGTCGCCGGACAACATGGACGAATTGGAACAACTGACCGAGAACTTTTTTAACAGGATGCTGCAATGACCATCAACGAATTCAGCACAGCCGTTGCGGCAGCCGTCAAAGAGACGCTGCCCGACCTCAAAGCCTGCACCACCCATCCGGGCCGCTTCGGTCTGGATGAAGTCAAACGCCTGGCAACGCGGGTGCCCGCCGTCTACGTCGCCAGTATGGGCGTTGTCGCGGTGGATGAAGTCGATGACGGTTCGCGCGATGTCACATTGCAGATGGTCGCCTACGTGTTGACCAAAGACATGCCCGGCCTGGCCAAAGAGGTCAGCGTCAGCAATATCGTCAGTGTGCTGGTGGCCTGGTTGCCGTCCCGCCGCTTTGGCAAAACACACCCTGCGCAAAAGGTCACCGCGCAGAATTTCTACAGCGGCACCATCGACAAAACCGGCGTCGCCATTTGGGCCGTCACCTGGCGGCAGACCATCCGCATGAGCGAAGAGGATCTGGTCGAAGACGGCATCATTCCCACCGACGTCTATGTCGGTGTCACCCCGGATGTCGGGCCGCCACACATTGACGATTACGTGGAGGTCACCGCCGATGAATGATGATCTGGCCTTCCGTGTCACCGAGATCGAGCGCCGTCTGGCCAACGTGCTGCGTGTCGGAACGGTGAAAAAACTCGACGATGCCGCTGCTCGCGTCACCGTCACCATTGGCATCATCACCACCACCTGGCTGCCATGGCTGACCCGGCGTGCCGGAGAAGATCGCAGCTGGTGGGCACCGGAACAGGGCGAACAAGTGATGGTGCTCAGCCCCGGTGGAGATCTCGCCCAAGGCGTTGTCCTGCCAAGCATTTACCAGAGCAGCTACCCGGCCCCGGCAACCACCAGGGACAAAAGCCGCATCGAATTTAAGGACGGCGGCTTTGCCGAATATGACCGCGAGAGCGGCAAGCTCATCGTCTCGGCCGAGGGCCTGGTGCAGATCATCGGCAAAGGCACCGTTGAGGTTATCGGCAAAGACGGTGGAACGGTAAAAGGCTCGGTCCAGGGCGACTGCCTGTGTACCTACACCGGCCAACCGCATCCGCACATCTCACCAACCGTAAAGGAGTCGTTCTGATGGCCCTGAGTGCAGCGAGCATGCGTGACAAAATTAAGGCCCACATGGCACAAGTTGCCGCCTATCAGGGCAGTGACAATGCAGACGCCTTGGAATACCGCGATGCAGCGTTGGAAGCAATGTGCGCAGGCATCATCGAAGAAATCGTCGAAAACGCCGTGGTGGAAACCACTAGCGGCGCACCCGATAGCGAACATGAAGGAAAGGTTTACTGACAATGGCAAAGAAGACGAAAACAGCGGCGGCTGACACATACACCGTGGCCAAGCCCTTCGATCTGGACAACATCCCCCAAATCCTCGGCGCAACGATCACACTGTCACCGCGTCAGGCTAAATATTTGCTGCTTGACGGAAAAATCAAGCGTGATTTGAAAACAACCAAGAAAACGGAGGTAACCAATGGCTGAGACCTTTTTACATGGGGTTGAGGTGCTTGAAATTGACGACGGAATCCGCCCGATCACCACGGTACGCTCTAGCGTCATCGGACTGATCGGCACCGCGCCGGACGCTGATGCAACCGCATTCCCCCTGAACACGCCGGTCCTCATTGCCGGCAGCCGAACAGAAGCCGCCAAGCTCGACACTGTTGGTGATGGAGCCGGAACGCTGCCGGATGCCATGGACGACATTTTCGACCAATGCGGAGCAGTGGTTGTTGTTGTCCGTGTTGATGAAGGAGCGGACGAAGCCGCCACGCTGACCAACATCGTCGGTGGCATCGATGTCGCTACGGGTCAATACAAAGGCGTCCAGGCATTCCTCGCCGCAAAGTCTATCCTCGGTTATGCACCCAAGATCCTGTGTGCGCCTGGCTTCACCAGCCAGCGGCCAGACGATCTTGCCAACCCGGTTGTCTCAGAATTGCTCAGTATTGCCGATCAGTCCCGCGCTGTCATTGTCGCCGACGGGCCAAACACTAACGATACCGATGCAGGTCAATGGGCCGGTGATTTCGGTAGCCGCCGTGTCTATGTTGTCGATCCAGGCGTTAAGGTGTGGGACGACACCACCAGCACCTATATTGATCGCCCGGCATCAGCCCGTGTCGCTGGTCTGATCGCCAAAAGCGACAATGAGCGTGGCTTCTGGTGGTCGCCCTCCAACCGTGAAATGTACGGCATCGGTGGCACCACCCGCGCTATTGACTTTACCCTGGGCGATGCGAACAGCCGTGCCAACCTGCTCAACGAACAGAACATCGCCACCATCATCAACCAGGACGGCTATCGCCTGTGGGGCAACCGCACCCTGTCGTCGGACAGCAAGTGGGCGTTTTTGAGCGTTGTTCGCACGGCTGACATGATCAATGAAAGTATCCTGGCCGCGCACCTGTGGGCCGTCGATCGCAATATCACCAAGACCTATGTCGAAGATGTTCTCGAAGGCGTCAACGCCTACCTGCGCAACCTTAAAGCCAAAGGCGCAATTCTCGGCGGCAGCTGCTGGGCCAATGAAGAGTTGAACACCGCCGACCAAATAACTCAGGGCCACGTCTATTTCGATTACGACTTTACGCCGCCATATCCTGGAGAACGTCTCACCTTCCGGTCCCACTTGGTAGACGACTACATTGAGGAGGTCTTCGCATGATTGCCGAAATCCTGAAAAACATGAACCTGTTCATTGATGGTCGTGGCTATGCCGGGGTCAGCGATGAATTGACTCCGCCAAAGCTCACCATGAAAACCGATGAATACCGTGGCGGCGGCATGGACGCTCCGGTAGATCTCGAAGTCGGCATGGAAAAACTCGAAGCCAACTACACCTTGTCGAAATACGACAGCGATGTGCTTAAACAGTTTGGACTGGCGCCGGGCAACTTGGTGCCGCACACCTTCCGTGGTGCCATTGAAACTGAGGATGGCACGGTCAAGGCCGCAGTTATCAACCTGCGCGGCATGCTCAAAGAACAGGATATGGGAACCTGGAAGCCTGGAGAACGTGCCACGCTCAAAGGCACAATCGCCGTGCGCTACTACAAGCTGACCCTTGACGGTGAAGTGATCCACGAGATCGATGTTGAGAACATGATCCGCATTATTGGCGGTGTCGACCAGCTCGCTGAACAGCGCACCGCCCTTGGCATGTAAATAGGCCTTTAAAAGGAGTTTAAGACAGTGAAGAAAATTATTTTGAAATATCCCGTCACCGTCGATGGCCAGGAACACCAGGCCATCACTATTCGCCGTCCTCGCGTCAAAGATCATCTGGCAGTGGCAAAAATGAAAGCCAGCGAAGCTCAACAGGAAGTGTGTCTCTTTGCAAACCTTACTGAAGTATCGCCAGCGGTTATTGAAGAGCTTGATCTTATTGATTACCAATCGCTGCAGGATACCTATCGTGATTTTTTGACGCCCGACCAGGAGACCTCAAGCGAATAGTCGTCCTGGTCAATAGCTACACCCATTGGTCTTACAGTGATTTGATTGGGATGGAAGTCGAGGAACTGATGGACTGGTGGAACATTATTAAGGATGTTCACAAGAAGAAGTAGCGATGAAAAACTGTGCTGGAGGCCATAGAGACCCTCCAGCACAGAGCAGGTTTAACCGAGAATTGCTGGCTTTGATGTGGTTCGCTCTTTCGGTTGAACAAGCTGATGCATCAGGTTGGTCAAGATCCCCACTGTAAAAGCTGTTGGGATGCAGAGAAAAAGAGCACAGATAAATCCAAGAAAGAAAGCGGTGGACAATGCTTCACAATGTGGTACCGCGATGAAGGTTGCTCCACACCAGATGGCAATAAAAATGATATTTGCCGGGAAGAATTGACGCATGGACAAATCCTTATCAATAGGCGTAGTCGTTGGTGCCACGCTGGCTGCCAGTTTTCCTGGTGCGATCAGTGGCGCTAAACAACAGATTAACACGCTTGGCGCAGCAATAAAAGATTTGTCCGGTAAGCGTGGGCTGATCGAGCGTTTTGAAAAAGACCAGGTCGCCATTGAGAAAACCCGGTTGAAATTAAGCCAAGCGCAAAAAGAAGTCTTGAGGGTCAAGGCTGCTTTGCGAAAAGATTCTAAAAACAGCGGCCTGGCAAAAGATCTTGAGGTGGCTCAACGGCAATCTGAAAAGCTGTCAACGGCTCTTGAAAAACAGCGGGACAATTTGCAGAAAAGCCAACGGGCCATGGTTAATTCTGGTGTCAGCGTTAAAGATGTTGCCCATGAATACACTCGCCTTGGCCGCGAAATTGAAAGAACCGAAGCAAAGTACGCCCGCCTGAAAAAGCGTATGTCGCAACGTGATGCCGCCAAAGGCCGTGTCATGGATATGCGTGGTGAAATGCTCGGTGCCGCAGGCCTGCTCTATGGTGCCGGTAGTCTGGTCGGCGAGGCCATGGATTTTGGCCGCAGTGCGACACGATTATCCACCGTCATGAACGCCGAAAACGTCGGCAAGGAACTGGCGAAATCGCGCCGTCATGCCTTGGCCTACGCCCGTAAAAGCCTCGCCAATGAAACCGATCTCCTCAATATCGAGTATGCCCTAAACTCTGCCGGGCTGGATGCGGCAACGGCCCGTGCCGGATCTGAAATTGTTTCAAAAGTTTCAACTATCACGGAAGGTGCTGCGGAGCAGGTTGGTGAAGTTGTGGCGACCACCTTTAATAATCTCGGTGGGGCACTTGAAGGCTCTACCGTTGAGC